TGCTAGACAGCAGGCCGCAAAGTTTTGTGGTGACGATGGGATAAGAAGCTTTGATAAACTCTAAAGGGGAACCCTACTCATAGGAGAGAACAATAGTGAGTGAAATTAAGAAGGTCGAAGAGAATAGAGCAATTTCCGACAACGTGAACCTAAAAATGACTATCGATCATATCGATGGCGAAAAACTGGACACCGAAATAGTTGTTCAAGGTACATGGTGGGTTGCAGGAGGCGAGCGCGAAGAATTTGCGAAGAAGCTGGGTGATTTAATAGACGAGTACCGAATCTAACCCCTAGAAGGATAGAGCAATGCATCTTAGCCAAAAGAAAGTGTGTGGAAACTGTCGAGCCAGAGGAATTGATTCAAGCAAACACTGCGAGCTTGGCTTCAAGAGAAAGGATGTAGGATATAAACCTCCTTTTTTTATCAGCAAAATGGTTCCGACAGAGGAATGCTACAAGCCATTAACAACTAAAGAATATTTCGAGGCTAGAGCATTAGCCCATCCATCCATAGGGAGATAGGTATGAGTGAAGATAGAAATAAATGGCTAAGAGAAAATCGGGAAAAATCATGGCAGAGCTAGCAGACAACGGACTTGTGATTATCTTAGACCCTTACCTATGGATGGTGTCCTATGGAATGGTTGCGGCCTTTGCTGTGTTCTTTACTGCGGTTATTTGTAGGAAACATTACAGGGAACAGGAGAAAATAGAGAAATGAGCGAAGAAATTAGAACAAAAAATTTGGATAGCGAAGACAGGGAGACATTGAGAGGGCTGCTCAGCAGGTCAATAAATAACTGTCATTGCCGCTTAGTGGAGGCTGGAGAGAAGGGCTCTTACAAACAATCAGACCTAGATTCACTAGTAATGCGCTACGGCCATCTAAATCAAATCATGGTGAAGCTGAGAGACTAACCCCTCCACCCACTGACACGAATGGAGAATGAGAGATATGAGTAAGTGCGGTTGTATAGAGTGTAACCCTTATGGCGATGAACCAGATCAAATAGACATGATGACTGAAGCGGAGTTGCGACAAGAATTAAGGTCGGCGCTATATAAATTAGATGCCTATGAGACCCTTATTGCTAACAGTGACCCCGAGGGTTTATTAGAAGAAGGTTGGGCGCAAGAACTTTACAGAGAGCTACACAGGAAGTTTTACCCAAAGAACTACGCATGCAGTTGAACTGGTTGTTTATAACCCCTACTCATAGGAGAGAACTATGAAGAAAGTGTTTTGGAATGTGTGGAACTTCATCTGGTGCATCTTACCTGTGTGGATGATACATAACCCCCCGTTAAGCGGCTAGTAACACGAATGGAGAATGAGATGGACGTACACGAGTTTTTGAAGACTAACGCAAATGTAGTTCCGAGCGACTTAGAAATGGACAAAGGGACGGATTCTCAGCACTACGTTTCAAAGATAGACGGTTCATATATAGGGTTAGTTGGATTCTCAGAAGAAGACAATGAAAGGCGTTTTAAATTCATGATAGATCACGGTATATCGCAACTACAGAATGGAACAGGGCACACGGTGGCGAATATGGGGTTCAGCGAGAAAGAGCAGAAGTGGTACGGCTGGTCTCATAGGGCAATATTCGGGTTTAAGATTGGCTCGGAGGTAAAGCGTGGAGATTGCGCCTACATGCCTGTAGACGAAGAAGATTTTGTTGCAACCATGGTGCGATTTTGGGCCGACAAACATCACCTGGATATAGAGTATCGAATAGGGGCTAACGTTCTTGGAGAACGCGGTGTTTTCATTGATTGGGTTTATTCAGAGACAGTGCCTTATGAAAATCTGCGCGGAACTAACGGGGGATCTTTCCAAATATTTCCCGAGAATTTCGGTAAAGGCGAATGGAAAGCTGAATCCTTAGAAGATGCCAAGCAAATGGCCGCTGATTTTGCCGAAAGTGTTAGCTAACCCCTCCACCCACTACAGGAACAGGGAGTAAGAAATGATAGCGCTGCCTAAATCCCACTTACAGAGTTAACCGAAACAGCAGTTCTTTATTACTATTATAGGTAAGATAGTAAGATAGTAAGGATAGTCGCAATCCTAGGTTGCGCAGGGAGAAGTCCTACCATGAGCTGACAATGTTCAGAGCTAGTAAACTAGACCTGCTTAAAAGTGCAGGCAATAATTTTTGTGAAGTGGCTTAGGCCGAGTAACTTTTATGGCCATATGAGTTCACGTAGGTTCGAGTCCTACCTTCACAGCCAAACAACTAACCATAACTAAAGGTATATAGTATGAACGGAAGAAAAGCAAAAATGTTGCGAAGACTTGCCAGTGTAACTAAAAAGACACAGGAAGACAGAAAGTATTTCGTAGTAGAACATACCAGACGCAGAAGAGAAACTAAAAACTTGCTTGGTGAAGTTACCAGTTCAATAGTAACAGCCACATTGCAACTCTCTGCTGGGCCGCGTGTAATGTATAAGATGTTAAAGCGCAGCTCTAAAAGTGGTCAACTTAACAATCGTATAACAGCGTGAAGGTTGGACAGAAGTATTACATTATAGCTTCATGGACAAGCTCTGGAATGAGAGTAGAGCGTTGTATTTGAAGAAATGATAGAGTAGACAACAACAGGTTGGACAAAGGTTTAATATACAAAGATAAGAAAGTCGCTAATGAAGCCTTAGGAAAACAGTCTGCAATGAAACAGGTAGCCTAGCACCTAAAAGCTAGGCAAACAACTGGCAATTATGCCTGACACTATAAAGTCACAAACAAGCGCATGGAGGTGAGTCCATCTCAGAGTAAACTGTAAATCATTTAAGATGTTGGTTGGAGTGTCATTCGCCGAGGAGATTAAATGTAAAGGGTCTTTACAGCCAACACCTTACCTATGTAGGACTATTTAGCTACCTGCACTAAAGAACTATTAGCTATGACTGTCGTGAAAGTGCGGCATTAGTGTCACAGACTAGGGAAATCTAGAAAGTGGCTAATGAATGGAGCAACCGCTCGAAATAACTTTTCTTAAGAGAGAGAAATAATATGAATGATAAGATTCAAAGTGTCTTCGGACAATTCGCAGTAGACCTAGGCGAAGGCCCAGTACTTTTCAAAACTGAAGCTGAAGCACAAGTTGCATTGTCTGAGTACGAAAACGGTGCAGAGCAACGTCAACTCGCTGCTGACTTCTGTGCACATGTTGGTATCGAAGCAAACTCAAAGAATGCCAAAGGCAAAGCTAACGTAATTACTGCATTCCTATCCTGGGTTGATGCTGGACAGCCTGGCCCTGTTGAAGCGCCTGCTACTGAAGCTGAAGGTGAACCTGCTAGCGAATTCTAAGTAACACTTAGATACGATAGATAGGGACACAAGCTTGATAGATGACCTAGTATATTACTGGGTCATCTTTTTTTATGAATATATTTATTGGTTTGTCCTTGTGGAGGACTAGTTTGTACTAGGATTTGTGAGAAAACTCACAATAGCCGCATTGTACGTAAGGTATGTAATTTGCACACTCATGGTCTGGCTAAAGGTCAGCTTCCAGAGGGTTACAGCTACTCCTCAGCAAGTACCCAAACTAGCACAAGGACAAACCACTAAATATGTTTATGCGTAGGGAGCTAGGCCCCAGCCTAGTAGAAGCAGTGTTATACTAAGAATTAATGAATAAGGTACGCACTGTTTATAAAGATCGCAACTTGCCCTACGCTCCAAATTACACTCATAGCCCTAACCAAATAACTGGTTGGGGCTATTTTGGTTTTAATTAATATAGATGGAGGATAACAAAATGCAACTTCAATACTTCGCAGTAGATGGAACAAAACTGGAAAACTGTATACGTGTTCCAGATGTATTATATGACATACTAGGTTTTGGAATACCAAAAGGACTAGTAGGATTAGATATGGACACTGGATTAGTTAAGGTACATCTAACTAAGACAAAAACAACACACATGAAGTTAGGAAGGTTGTTACACAAAAGTGGAATAGCTGGAGATGTTTGTCGAGATTATAGCTCTAAACTTAGGGCGATAGTATTAAGTATGAAAGGAGCTAAACTAGAGCTTACAGAGAGCGGAGATGAAGCCTTTGAAATTTATAGAGATGGCCCGAACTCATGCATGTCAAATATGGAATGTGTAAAAGCTTATGATTCAGATGATATTGCAGTAGCTTATGTTAGGGTAGAGGGAAGGATACTAGCCAGAGCTGTAGTGTGCAAAGATGAAGATATAGGACTACGGTATACGTGCATATATGGCAACTCTAACCTAATGAAACCACTATTAGAAGAAGCTGGATATTCAGAAGGGACACTTAGTGGATGCACACTAAGTTTGTTAAGAGATGATTTTGGCAATACTTTGCTACCCTACCTAGACTGTGGGACAAGAGTATCTGAATATGGAGATTACTTAAGTATACACGAAGGTGGAGATTTTGAATCACAAAACACAGCAGGAATATTAGGTGAGGTATGTGATTGTTGTGAAACAATACTATCTCAGGATGAAACTTATTGGGATGAACATACAGAGCAAAGCTTGTGTAATGAATGCTTTAGTGAAACCAATGTATGGGTAGACGACCGACACTACAACATAAATTCTGATGAAGTAGTAGAAGTGTCAGGAAAAGGGTATATACTAAGAGAAGATGCTATTTATGTACATTCTGAGGATGAATGGTTTGCCCAAGAAGATTGTGTATACTCCGAATACTCTGAAGAAGATTACAGAGCTATAGATGTAGTAACTGCAATAACAGATATATACGAAGAAGAAGGGGAGACATGCTACAGAGGTGACTGCACTAATATAGACAATGTATGGGTACACGGAGATGTATTAGCTCTGTATGAAGAGCACATGGATACACAAATGAATATGGATTTATAACTATGAAGACTATTGATATAAGAGCAAAGAGTGAAAAAGTAGTATCAGTAATATTTGCAGACAATGAAGGAGAATCAGGAAGAGCTGTATCCCTACAAACTTTCTTACCAGAACAATGTAACATAATAAGTATAGGAGGCCAAAGCATGCATGTAAAAATGATAGATATAGATAACATGATACTGGCCCTGAGATATGCAAAGGAAAACTGGTCATGAGTGCGTTAGCTTTACTAAAAGGCATAGCAAGCCCAGTAACCCAAATCATAAAAGGCAGACAAGAAATTAAGGCTGCTAAAGTTAAATCTATAATTGAATCTATAGAGAGAGGTGAAGAATCAGACATAACATTAGACGAAGAAGCTATGAACAGGGCAGGTTGGATGGACGATCTATCCTTCTTCATATTTTTATTACCTGCTGTATTGTCCTTCTATCCTCCAGCATTGCCACACATTATGGCTGGATTCGAGGCTTTGGAAGTTATGCCCCAGTGGTGGCAGATGTCACTAGGGTTGATGTTAATCAGCGTCTGGGGATACCGGAAGCTTATTTCACCAATTATAACCTCCCTAGCCAAAGCGTATACAGGCAAACTGAAGTAGTTAAACAACCGTGGGATATTAATACTATGAACCTAATTAAAGTATTAGCTTTCGAAGAAGGATTTAGAGCCAAGCCGTACTTATGTGCAGAAGGGTACGTGACAATAGGTTTAGGTACTAAGCTGCATAAAGATAAAGGAATGTCTCCCAACCGCTTCCCAATTAGGGTCAGCAGAGATATGGCAGAAAAATGGCTACATTCCGAAGTTGCCTTAAAAGACAGAAGACTAGCCAACAGTGCCAGATCAAAAATATATAGTCTGCTTGATGATGATAGAAAAGCTATTATACTTTCTATGGCATACCAAATGGGTGTAAGTAGAGTCTATAAGTTTAGGAAGATGTGGGCTGCTTTAAAGGAAGAAAATTACATAGAAGCTGCTAATGAAGCACTAGACAGCCGTTGGGCAAGACAAACACCATTTCGTGCCGAGAGACATGCTAGAGTATTAAGAGGAGAGAGCTTGGAAGATGTCTATATTAATTGACAAATGTGCAGAGTTTATTGAATCTAAGAATGCAAACTACTTAGCTAAGGAGGGCATCATAGTCTACTATGCCTCTACTACAGGGCGCAAGTCAGACTTTACTTGGCACAAACTAACATTAGCGGAAGCTGTGAGGATAGTAAGAGCCACGAAACTAAGCGCAGAAGACTCTAAGAAGCTACGTGACACACACTTTATAGCAGCCTTTCAAGAGCTATTCAGAGTATATGAATTCGCTGTAAAGACGCGTCACAAGGTCTCAGAGGGTATATTCAACTATTCCGAGCACTCTAAGGAGTCTATGGGTGATAGTATCATGTCCCTGATGGTAAATGAGCTTATCAAGGCTGACTATACTGCCATGTATATGACAGAGGTTGTACAACTGTTTCAACTAGCCCAAGAGAAGGTGAAAGCAGGGGTTGGGGCTAAAGAGAGCAGAGAGCTTTTGTTTAAACACTTCGAAGCTGCTGGTTATGAGATGAGGACAGGAGTAAGCAGGGTGTTCATAAACAATAAGAAGACACCAGCCATAATGAAGATAGGTACTAAGCCTGCTGAGATTACGAGGCTATCTAAAGTCCTAGTAGGTCAGATAGTAAACAAAACTTGTAGGGAATTAACATGAACAAAACACTTGAAGAACAAGCATGGCTACTATACTGTGAAGATACAGCAGGAGGTATGGACGTAAAAGATCACTGGGATGAGCTACCATATGATGTGCAAGAACTGTATCTTAGTAGGGTACAAACTACACAAGATGTGAAGTTGGTTAGCTTAATAAACACCAGTAGCGAAGTGTCTGATACAATAGAAAGAGCTAAGGTAGTTGAACTGCTTGAGAGTATGAAATCTGGCTGGTTCGGAGGAAGAGATACCCTGGAAGAAGCTAGTGAATATGCCGTATCTTTGCTTAAGGCATCTTCTAAAGATGAAAGAGAATTTTCCACACACATAGCAATAGGTGTTTATCATAACACAGTGGCTAATGTATTAATTAAGGCATTGGAAGTTATATAAATATGAGCACTTGTATAGAGAAATTACCCTGCAAAGATTGCAACAGTTCAGACTCTATCCAAAGCTACTTAAACATAGATGATGCGTTAGGGATAGAGTGGTATACCTCATTCTGTCATGGAGAATGTTGGGAGAACAAAGGCGACCCTTACACCAAAACAGGTGCTCCAGAGGTTGTAGTTAAAACTGAAGCCCAAATAAGGGAGGAGGTATCAGTAATAACATCATGCAAACTATTTAAACCAATAAGACCCTACAGAGCTATTCCACCTAAATATTTTATAAGTTGGGGATGTAGGTTATTGTATAGTGAGTATGATGGTAAGACACCCTATGCAATAGGATTTGCATACTCGGACTACGGAGAATTAACTGGTTGGAAGTGTAGGCCGTTTAGAAAGAAAGATTTCTTCTCAGTAGGTAGGACATCTAATATAGATTTATTTGGGTGGACTAGGGCCGCAAAACTAGGTGGCAATACACTGTGGGTAGTAGAGGGTGAGTATGATGCCATAGCCTTAGATTATTGTATGGTACTGGCCGGAACTAAGAACAGATATCCAGTAGTGTCCTTAAGTCAGGGCGGTGGAAGCCTTAGAAAGAATTTTGAATATATGAAAGATAGGCTAGGAAAGTATGAACACATTGTGCTTGTACTGGATGACGATAGAGTTGGACACTTAGCCGAAGAAGCTGCTATGGAAATATTTCCTGGCAAGATAAGAATTGTAAACAAACCCAAAGGTAGTAAGGATGCTAATGCGGCTGTAAAAGCTGGGAAAGCTGTCGCTATGGGTAAACTAGCATTAAGCTTTAGGAAGTAATATGATAAACAAAGATAAGTCTGATACAGAGGGAGTTCTGGATGAAGACGCAATTGAAAACTTAAACAATACTCATGTAACAGCACAAGAGTCTGAGACAGAGCCAGATTTGGACGTATACTTAGGTGATGGGCAATGGGGAAACTCAAGACACTTTGAACACTAAGCAGTAGGAGAACCACTGTGGTACAATTAATATACAAAAAAGCATTCTTAATGGATGGAACAGATGTTGGCCCAGAACTTACACTAGATAACGCATATGAAGTAATTTGTGCGTATTCAATAAGTGAAAATGGAATAGAAGATGTAGAGCTTATGATTTTAAATGATAAGAATGAGCCACATGCATTTATTCTAAACTGTAAGGAGTTTATCCTCACAGACCACTTTGACTTAATAGGTGACTATACAGATGTTTGGGAGACAAGGTAATGGCTAAACATTTATATTGTTCAGACATAGAGGGTGACAACTTACTCTTTGCCATTACAAAGCTGTGGTGTTGTAGCCTTACAGAACTAGACCCATACATGAACGAAATTGGGTCTAAAACATTACTAGGTATGGAAGAAATTGCAGAGTTCTTTACAAACCCTGACAACATATTAGTGATGCACAATGGAATAGCATTCGATGGCCCTGCCGTAGAGAAAGTACTGAAAATTAAAGTACAGGCAGAGATTGTTGATACACTATTCCTATCTTGGTATTTATACCCACGTATGCAAAGGCATGGCCTAGCTGTATGGGGAGAAGAACTAGGAATAGCCAAACCTGAAGTAGATGATTGGAGTGAACAACCAATAGAAGTATACGTGCATCGGTGTGAAGAAGATGTAAGAATACAAACTGCACTTTGGAAACAAATGTGGAAGCATCTAATGTTGCTATATGGCACATCAAAAGGGTGTTGGCATGTTATTAGGCACTTAAACTTTAAAGCTAAATGTGCAGCTATGCAGGAAAGCACTCGTTGGAAGTTAGATGTAAAAGAAACCGAAAGGTTAGGGGCACTGTTTAGCCAGAAATTCGAAGAGGCTAAAGATGCCTTAGAAAAGCGCATGCCAAAAGTGCCTGTATACAAGACTAAAGATTTTCCTAAGAAGCCATACAAGGCCAATGGAGATATGTCAGCCCAAGGTTTATCTTGGAAAGGTTTGGTTGAGCAACACGTAGACCCAGAAGAGTATTTCCATGGAAACCCTATGGATTACAAATGTACTATTAAGTACGTATCTGGACACAATGAACCCAATGCGGGATCGTCTGCACAAATTAAGAACTGGCTAACAAATGTTGGTTGGGAACCAGAGTCTTTCAAGTATGTTAGAGATAAGACAACAAATAAAGTTAGGAAAATTCCGCAGGTAAAGAACCAAGAGACGGAAGAACTTTGTGACTCAATTGTTAAGCTTATTGAATTTGAACCTGCACTGAAATATTTGCGGGAAATGTCCATAGTTAAACACAGGCTTGGAGTTGTCCAAGGGTTTCTTAAAAATGTGGACGATGAAGGATACGTCTATGCAGCAATACAAGGACTCACAAACACACTTAGGTTTAAACATAAAGTCTGTGTTAACCTACCATCCACACGTAAACCATATGGAAAAGAGATTCGTAGCCTACTCACAGCCTCGTCGGATGAAAAAGAGTTGTGCGGGTCAGATATGTCCAGCTTGGAAGATAGAACCAAACAACATTATATGTGGAAACATGATCCCGAGTATGTAAAAGACATGCAGACTCCAGGATTTGATCCGCACCTAGACATGTGCTTAGAAGCTAACATGATTAGTATAGAGCAATCTAATTGGTACAAGGCATACAACAAGGATACAGCAAGTGATGAAGAACATGAAATACATGATGCATTGGCACTTATTAGACATGGCGGTAAGAGTACAAACTATGCTGCCACCTATGGAGCAACTGGCCCCACTATTGCTCGTGCTGCTAATGTAGCTGATGAAATTGGTGAACAACTGTTTGAAGCATACTGGAAGCGTAACTGGTCTTTGACTGCTATTGCTGATGAGTGTATCGTAAAGAATTCTCGTGGCATGAAGTGGCTATGGAATCCAGTAGCTGAGATGTGGTTCTGGCTTAAAGCTGAGAAGGATCGGTTTAGTACCCTTAATCAAGGCACTGGAACCTATGCATTTGATCGCTGGTTATACCATATCATAGAGCAACGTCCACAGATAACTGGACAGTTTCATGATGAAGGAATATTTGAATTATTGAAAGGACATAGAGAGGCCATGAGCAAAGTGCTTAACACTGCTATGGATAAAACTAACAATGAGTTACAGCTAAATAGAGAACTAGGTTGTGACATAGACTTTGGAGACACATATGCCGATATACATTAGCATACTTTTTCTTGCATTTATACAGAACGTATCATTCAGTATGGTATCTAGATCACGTAACAGGGACAGTAGGGCGTACCACACTATATGTTCAGTATTTAGTAATGGTATTTGGTTTATGACAATGCACCAACTAGTTGCAGCAGACCTAACATTTTATCTAGCTATACCTTATATAATTGGTACAGTGGCTGGGTCATTGTTCGGGGTGGAAGCATCCATTAAAATAGAGAAACTAATTGGAGCAAAAGCATGAATCTTGAAAATATGAATATGGAACTAGTTGGATATGGAACACTACTCGGTAGAGATTTAATATCCCATGACTACCTTACAATAGGAGAGTCCTATTTTATTAATGATGCAGGCAAACTGTTTGATAGCAGAGGTTTGGAAGTACATTACAGTAACTTTAAATGGAAGACTATCGGCATAGACCCTGATCTTTTACCTGAAGTAGAAAAATTAGTTGCAGGAGCCAACCGATTCAACAGTGGTAAGACACAACTATCATACATGTTAGATGCAAACATTGCTATGGAGGGTATGTGTAAGGTATTTGAGTTCGGTGCTATAAAGTATGCCCGAGGTAATTGGAAGAAAGGGTTAGATGTTACAGAATGCATAGACAGCCTACTAAGACATTTAATAGCATATCATAGTGGAAAAGTACTAGACCTGAACGAACATGGCGAAGCTGATGCCAGCCACTCAGGACTACCTCACATAGATCACATTATGTGCAACGCAGTATTCATATCAACTTTTGGAGATCGTGATGGAGATTAAAGCAAAGATAGTACAGCATAGCTCTAGAGTAGATGGCACAGATATAATAACTTTTGAGCTAGAGTATCCTAGGTTTATTCATAGCGAACTTATGACACATAGAGTATTTTCTAGAAATGCAGCCAGCTCTAGAGCCATACCAATTGAAAAGATGATGGAACAAGTTTCCAATAACCCTGCTATGCCAGTTTACTGGGGAATGGATCAGGCTGGCATGCAAGCTGGTGAAGAGCATGAGAACTTCTTAACGTGTGAAATTGCTTGGGGACTTGCAGCAGACAAGGCTGTAGAATCTGCCAAACTATTACAATCAATGGGTTTGCACAAGCAGATAGTAAACAGAGTTTTAGAACCTTTTCAAATGATGAAGACTATTGTGACATCAACTGAATGGCAAAACTTCTACGAACTCAGAGTTCATAAAGATGCACAACCAGAGATCAGGCATTTAGCAGAACTTATGGTTAACGCTAGAACTTATAGTAAACCGTTCCAGCTTAATAAGTATGAGTGGCATGTACCGTATGTGTCCCGCTATAGATATTCTAAGTCTAATATCCTAGCGTACTACTTAGATAATGGAAATTTGCAAGACCTAACTACTGAGCAAGCTTTAAAGGTTTCATCCTCATGCTGTGCACAAGTAAGTTATAGAGTCCTTGACGATACACTTGAGAAAGCAGAGAGAATTTACGATAGGCTTGTTAACTCAAAACCAATACACGCATCACCATTTGAACACCAAGCAACACCCTTAGATGAACCAAACGAATTCTCTGGAAACTTTAGAGGGTGGAAACAGAACCGAAAACTCCTGGAGGAGCAATGTCCAAGCAACAATCATTTCGAAGTAAGGTTGTAGTACGCCGAACTTACAACAGACCCCTAGACATAGAAGGAAATATATTCGAAACATGGGAAGAGACAGTAGACAGAGTAATAGGACATCAAGTTTGGTTGTGGGAAAGACAACTAGATAAAAAGCTTAACTATATACAGTTAGCAGAGCTAGAAGAGTTACGAGAATTAATGTATGCCCGTAAAACATCTGTATCAGGTCGTACTCTTTGGCTGGGTGGAACAAATGTAGCAAGGACGTGCGAGGCATCACAATTCAATTGTGCAGGCACTGCCGTAGAAACTATTTATGATGTGGTAGATACTATTTGGCTATTAATGCAAGGTTGTGGTGTAGGCTTTAAAGCTATTACAGGACAACTAACTGGGTTCCGTAAAAGGCTTGAGGTAGAAACAGTCCGATCCACTCGCAAAGATAAGGGAAACCCCAACAATGTAGAGTACATTCAGGATAGGGTCTGGACAGTTAGAGTTGGTGATTCAGCTAGAGCATGGTCTAAAGCTATAGGAAAGATTATAATTGGCAAACATGATGTAGACAAACTGATTATAGACTTCTCAGAAATTAGGCCAGCAGGCTCACGGCTTAAAGGCTATGGTTGGATTTGCTCAGGTGATGAACAGATATCTAAAGCGTTTGTTGCCATTGCAGAGATACTAAACAAAGAAGCAGATAAGATACTATCTAAGATAGATATCCATGATATAGAAAATTGGTTAGGAACTATCCTATCTTCAAGACGCTCTGCCCAGATTTCCCTTATGGATTTTGGAAGCAACGAGTGGGAAGATTTTGTAGCTGCTAAGAACAACTTCTGGATGTGTAAGTCTTGTGAAAGTCACAATACATCTAATGGTACGTGCCTAGACTGTGGAGAATCGAATACCAATCATCACAGAACTCAAAGTAATAACTCACTACTGTTTTGGGATAAACCAACTAACGGAGAGTTAGTAGATATCTTTGCACGAATGGTAGAGGCCGGTGGATCAGAGCCAGGATTTATTAATGCAGTAGCAGCAACTACACGCGCACCTTGGTTTTCCACACTTAACCCATGTGCAGAAATTCTACTCCCCAACAAAGGTTTCTGTAATTTGGTAGAGATTAACGTAGCTGCCTTTATAGGTGATGATGAAGGTCTGGGTAGGGCATTGTATATTATGGCCCGAGCCAATTACCGTCAAACTTGTGTAAACCTAGATGATGGGGTGCTACAAGAAAGCTGGCATTCTAACAACGACTTCCTTCGCCTATGTGGAGTTGGTCTTACAGGTATTGCACAGCGACCTGACTTGAAACATACCCAGCTAGACTTTATGAGGCAGGTAGCTACTCACGCAGCTAATGAGATGGCAGATGAGCTTGGCACACCACGCCCTAAGAACGTCACTACCATAAAGCCATCCGGTACGCTCAGTAAGGTCATGGATTGCCCTGAAGGGCTTCATACGCCGTTAGGGAGGTACATATTCAACTGGATAGGCTTCTCCATACATGATCCACTAGTATCTAAGCTTAAGAAGGCTGGCTATGACAACATACCAAAGCCTGCTGACTCTGAGACAGTGTTAATAAAGTTGCCTGTAGAATATAGTGGTTGTGAGTTCACTGAGGTTAACGGCACTGAGGTAAACCTAGAAAGCGCCGTAGACCAACTCAAGCGATATAAGATGTATCAACAATCTTGGACTGACCACAATACATCTGTAACTATTAGCTATGATGTTGACGAAATTCCTCAGATCATTGGATGGCTACTGAGAAATTGGGACGACTATGTAGGTGTATCATTCATATTCAGGAACGACCCTACTAAAACTGCCAAAGACCTTGGCTATGAATATCTACCACAAGAGGTAGTAACTAAAGAAGTATATCAAGCATACGTAGAGACATTAGAAGACGTTGACATAGATTCAGCTAACTCTCACGAAGAGTTGGAAGCTGAAGATTGTGCTGGCGGCGTATGTCCAATACGATAGCAGTTAAGGAGAACCAAATGGTAAAATTTATAAAGCTACAAGAAAGCTCAATCATACCACAAAGAGGCACTCAACAAAGTGCTGGTTATGATCTACATGCTCTTGAGGGTGGAATCATTCTTGCAGGAGAGAGAAAACTAATAAAGACTGGTATTGGTTGGAAAGTTGACCAAGGAATTTGTATTGTAGGTATCATTAAAGATAGAAGCAGTGTTGCATATAAGAAGGGCATAACAACTATGGCCGGTGTAATTGATGCAGACTATCCAAGTGATCAAGACATTGGAGCAATACTACTAAACACCAATGATGTAGATTACCTTTACAAAGCTGGCGATAGAATTGCACAGCTAGTAATTGTGCCGTTCTTAATTACGGAAGATGATGAAGCTATGCAAAGTAAAGTTGCCAGGAATGGTGGCTTTGGTAGCACTGAACCTAAATCCTGAGAACCCATAATCACAACGAGAGAACTGGGTAGTATAGGTGGTCTTGTGACTAGCAGCCTATTATTCCTTAATAATAACATGCAGCGTGTAGTCTGCGTTACCCGACTGTTAATGGTCATAAACAGGAGATGACAAGTTAGGAGTGGAACCGCGTTGGGTGAAGCTCCGAAGCGACCTAACTCAAACTAATAAAGAGAGAATCAATATGGCTGAAGCCGAAAAGAAAGAAACCTCAATTGTAACTATGAAAGATGTTATCTTTATGTATACATCTGTATCTAGACCAGTTGAACAACTAAACACAGATAATAAGCCACCACTATCTGGAAAAGACTCACCAACATTTGGACTAGAGTTTCACTCCTTTGAAATTAAGATTTTGATTTCAGAAGAACGCTTCAAGAAATTGAAGAAAGGCTTTAAGGCTGCGAAGAACTTGCCACATGCCAAAGAGTGGAGCAAAGAAGATTTGATGGAGAAGTATGACTTCCTAAACGATGAAGATTTAGATGAAGATATGTACTTAGTCAAATTTAGCCAAAGCTGCCTAGTAGGTAAGCCTGATAAGAATGGCGTTAGAAAAGAAAGCTACCCTATTAAGCAAATTGGCATTAAGGGCAAAGTGCAAGATATGCATGGAGTCACTATTGACCAAGAAACTTCTATTGGAAATGGTACTAAAGGACACTTCCAATTTAGGCCAGTTGAAGGAGCTAATGGACTCTATCTATATCCACAGCTAGTATGTATTACTGAACTCATTGAATATGTTGGTGGTGGTGCAGAAGAAGATATGGAATCATTAGGTTTGGAAGACCTTGATGAGACTAATGTAGTTGAAGCTGGTAAAGAAGAAGCTGTTAAACAAGCTGAAACTGAGACTGCTGAACCTGCCAAGTCAAGTGTAGTTGAAGACGACCCAATGTTCTAAATCAACTTGACAGCCCTATTCAATTTCGAATGGGGCTTTCTTGGTTATGGAGAGACTTATGTCCTTAGAAGATTTAGGAATAATTGGGTATGAAAGCAAGACCCTGCTAATTGATGGAGACTTAGTAATTTACCAAGCCTGTTGTGTCTTTAATGAAGATGATGACCAGAGCAGAAGACAAATTATAAGAAACGTCAATGGTAAAGTTGAAAAGCTAATGCAAGCTGCCGACTGTGACAAATATATAATGTTTGTAACTACCAAATTCAACTTTAGAGATGACTTGGTAGATGACTACAAACTTAAAAGAGTTGAGGAAGACAGACCTGTAAACTTACAGTGGGCAAAAAGGTATTTTACCGAGAAGCTTAACTGTCATTTCCATAAAAAGTTAGAGGCTGATGACTTACTTGGAATTTATATGACTGATGATACAGTCCTTTGGAGTTTAGATAAGGACTTAAGGCAAATTCCTGGGAAGCACCTAGATGATGCCACAGCAGAAGTCATTGAAGTTAGTGAAGATGGCATTCTTAGAACTGATATTAAAATCGGCAAGAATGGTGTTAAGAAGAAAAAGATATACTTTGATGGAACCATAGGTTTATATTATCAAATGTTAATTGGAGATAATACAGACCACATAGTAGGCTGCGGCAAAAGAGTTACAGCCATACGAAAAAGTGGTGACAAGAAAGGTGAAGAGTATATCAAGAGAGTGGGAGTAGGGCCAGGAGCAGCCGTTAAACTACTTACACAGGCTGTCCTACATGGCAAGGGAAACTTAAAGTTTGCCCTAGAAGCTGTAATAGGAGAGTACAAAAAGGTTCATGGTAGTGATTGGCAAGTACATTTAGAGACTCAAGCTAATCTACTTTACATGGTGCGTAAGCAGTATGGAGAAGTCATACAGCGTTGGACTTATGATGGGAGAGAAGAGTACTTCGATCTTGTTGAGGGTGTGATATTACATGACTATAAAGCGCCAACTGACTAGTACATCTCTAGCAGCATTCAGGAAAGCTAAGGCAGCTTCACAGCAATACAAATGCCCAATTTGTTTAGGGCCATTGCAATCTGGGAAGCCTGCCTTAGATCACTGTCACAACACAGGACATTGCCGCTCAGTCTTGTGTCAATCCTGTAATGTTGGAGAAGGTAAAGTAAAAGCTGCCATGTTGTTTAGGACTCCAAAAGGCAACCTTGCCTATAAAGACCCAGTTGCATGGCTGAGAGCTTTAGCAAGATATTTGGAGTATCACAAGGAGAATCCTTCAGGAGTTGCCCACCCTACATTTGATGTTAGGAAGGGTAAACAAAAACCTGTAAAAAGGAGATAAGATGAACTTTGATAAAATAATTATCGCTGACACGCAGGTTGATGGTGACTCGCCAACTGAACACCTAGGCGCACTATCCAGATATATTTGGAAACATAAGCCTAGGAGTGTTGTACACATAGGAGATCACTGGGACTTTCCAAGTCTTAGCTTTTATGCTACAAATAGGGAGGCTGAAGGTAGAAGGCTAAGTAATGATCTTGAAAGTGGTAACGCTGCTTTTAGAATGATTATGCAAGAAACCAAAGACAGAGTGGCGAGAAGTCGTAGAAAGAGGTATGATCCAGACCTTCATTTCATTATGGGAAACCATGAGAATAGGTTACTTAGGCTCATAGAGCAACAACCAGTACTAGATGGTATTTTTGACCTAGAGGGCTTTATGGAGTCTGAAGGTTGGAAAGTACACAATTATCTAGACCCACTTTGGGTTGATGATATTTGTTTCATGCACTTCATGCCTAACACAGAGTCTAAAAGACCTGTTGGTGGAAGTATTGAGAACAAGCTTAACAAGTTTCCTCATAGCTTTGTGCATGGACATCAGCAAAAGTACCAGTATGGCAGGCGACAAAACCTGCAAGGTAAGCCACACTTTGGAGTATGTGCTGGAAGCTTTTATATGCATGATGAAGCATATCGTGGAGCTAACAACACAGAGATCAGAGGATTTGTCCACCTTAGAGCATACAAGAACCGATTCGGATTTCTGGATCATGATGTAGAATTTGTCAGCTTAGAAAGATTGTTGGCAGATTATTGAGAGTAAAATATGGCACTAACTAGAAAAGAGGTGCTGTCCGATGCAGGCAACTTAGCAACAGAGTTTGTTGATGAGTTGTCTCCAAAGGGACTAACCTTTGACCAAAACAATGAGGCTATGCAGGATGCAATAAACATCTTTAGTGCAACAGCCGAAATATTAACTAAGATGATGCAAAACAAAAAGCGTCCAACAGTTCACTAGGAGTAACCTATGAACATATTCGAATTTTTAGGATTGCCCGAAAATCATAGGGCACAGAATAAAGTAACCCAACTAGTTAAGCATTATGATGAGGTTATAGAGAAGCACAAGACTGGCAAGAACTTAGCAGTACAGGTTAAGAAGGATGGAGTGTGCTCATTAACTGTGATACTACCATCTGGAAATATAAAAATCTTCTCTAGAACTGGTAAAGAGTTTACCAACACAGAAATAATTAAGGAAAGGATTTCAGAACTAGGTTTGCCACACGGAATATACATGGGAGAAATGTGGTTGCCCAAAAGTATTGCTTCACTTGAGCAGGTTTCTGGAGCCACTAACCCAAACAGGGTTAAGCCACTTGACATTAAAAGTAGGCACATTCCAGGAAACCTAGAGATGGCCTTCTTTGATAATATAAGTATTAAAGAGTTTATAGCTGGATCAAGTAGTAACCCATACCACTACAGACACAATGAGTTATTATTAGGGTATTCACACTGCGCCAAGAAGCTACACGACAAAAATAATTATAAGCCAGTGGCAGTGGAAGTTTTGCCATACCTCCCAGTGGACTCAGAAGAAGAGATAGATGCATACTTAAATCATTGTATTACGCATGGTGAAGAAGGGATAATAATACGTGACCTAGATGCAGATTGGTCGGCAGGTCATAAAGGTTGGCGGGTAATGAAGAAGGTTCGTGGAGTTGACTACGATCTGAAGTGTGTTGGCTATGAAGAGGGCGAAGGCAAATATACAGGCAAGGTTGCTAACCTAATGTTCAATTGGAAAAATGGCAGCACTATTAAGGCCATGCTAGGTAAAGGTTGGACACATGACATGGCTGAAGAGATGTTTAAAGCCATTGGAGATAGGTACAAAGGGCCAAATACCAAAGACCCAATAGGTCAAATATTTCAGGTGTATGCACTTGAGGAATCTAGTAAGGGTAAGCTACGGCTTGTGAAAGTTGGAGAGCGCAGACACGACAAAGGAACACCTGATGTCTAGCTATGCAAATAAATTAAAGGCTAAACTTAAAAATAAAACAATTGATGTTGTACAAACTAAGGTAGCTACAGCTACTAAAGTACCTAATAAGCCCTATGCAATATTAACCCAAGATAGGTACAGTACACCATATAAACTAAATGCAAATGGATCATACAAATGCCTAAAGGGAGCATTGATAGCTTACTTGAAAGATGCTACTATGTATCATGACAGGGCATGTACTATTGTTTGTTATGAGTATAGTAAAGTAGAACACCTGACAAAAGAAGAGTATGATCTAAGATTTAAATAATAAATGAGGAGGTAGCATGATTGAAATTAGTAGCGGCGTTATGTTGCCTATACCACAAGGCAAAGTTAAAGGAATATCTAGACCAGATAATATGAATGGTAAAAGGTGGCGAGAAGAAAAGCCTAACGCTTGGAGACGAGCCTACCTACACTGCCTATACTCACTACCACTACACCTAGACCTACCACTTCACTCAGTAGTACCTAGGATGGCGCGTAAAATGTTAGAGGCAACTGACCCATTTAACGTAGCACTTAGATTTATGGGTGAGATGGAATTGGCTGGATACATAACCTTAGAACGTGGTTTTGATGAAAGGATAGTAGTCCCAACTGAGAAATTCTTGAAGCTAGAGTTAGATTGTGAAAGAGCACCAGACAGTGCTATATCATACCCTAAGCTACGTGGAGAGAGTATACCAAGATCACCCATAAGAGGTGGTGTAGGTGATCAAACAAACAGAGATGTATCAGCCATAACAGCAGACATGGCTAACGAAGAGTTTGAGATTAATCAGTTTATGCTAGACCTAATTAAAAGATACCCACCAGAATTTGATAAGGTATCATCAGCGTACATGTATAAACGCACAATGGAATCTGCTGAGAAGATGGGAGATGGTAAGTTTAGATTTCCCTACTTCCTAGATAGTCGTTCCAGAATGTATACAGATACAACATGTGGATTTAGTCCACAAGGAGCAGATCACGAGAAGGCAGTACTATTGCCTATATACAGAGAGCCACTTACAGAAGCTGGATACTGTGCATTGCTTGAAGCAGCAGCCGGATACTCCGAGCAAGATTGGAGTGCAGAGTACATGGCGAGTATGGCAGAAGACCCTGATAAATATTTTGAAGTTTGGCAAGAAGCTGATAAGCCTTATTCTTTCATGGCTTGTGCTGATCTTATTCGCCAATATAGGAACGATCCTAATATCCCCCTACCTAGTTTTATCCCATTGGATGGACGATGTTCTGGGCTACAACATTGGTCGGCTATAGTAAGGTCTAATGCAATTACCAGACACTTAGGTATGCATGAGGATGAACATGAGTTAGATATTTATGAAAAGATAGCAGAGGATTGGAAGGCTACCCTAGAGCCTGATTGGCACTACTTAGCTACTAGAAAGTGCGCTAAGATACCTGTAATGACTTGGGGATACAATGCTACCATGATGACTTCAATGGATCACATGGCAAAGCTGTTTGGAGCTAAATCATTTTGGTGCGACCTGGAAATGAAGTATATACAGGGCGACAACGGGCTAGACAGGGCCACCACGAGTAAATATGGGTGTGATCTGTACAAACAGTTGCAGATAACTTTGGGGCCACTACAGGCCGCTGTGGGCTGGGTGAGCGATTGTGCTACAGAAATTTCTAAGATAGGAAATGTGGAAATACGCTGGCCTACACCAGATGGATTCACCTGCCTACAACGTAAGGTGAAAGGAGAGAAGGTAGACCTAGATTGTAAGCTAAGTGATGACAGTAGATTCACCCTAGACATTCTAGATTTTAGTAAAGACCTCCCTAACACTGGGAAGCACCGTTCAGCCATAGCCCCAAATATTATTCATAGCCTTGATGCTACCCATTTAAGGATGGTTGCTAGGAAGCTTAAAGAACTTGGCCTACCTAAAATATTTATCCATGACTCATTTGCTACTCACTGTAATTATAGAGATGTGTTGTATAAAATAATTATAGAAACTTTTGTAGAACTGTATAGTAGAAAGTACTTAACAGAACTTAAAGAGTATTGGGAAGCTATGTATGGAGTAGAATTAGACAAACCACCAGCCCTTGGAGATTGGGAACCTGAGTCATTATACAACTTAGACAGATTTTTCGTATGAGTCCATCAAATACACGCTAATGGTAAGAAGCTTTTTAGTCCCGTTACTACCCCGCTTATTCAGGGAGAGGGACTATCTAGGTTTCGATTATTCATACTAGGAGAAATTCCCAATGAGCGAGATAGTAATCTCACATGAGCACGAATTAATAGCTCAAGCCATGCTTTTGACACGAGGAGATTTAGCTAAGGCTTCTAGATTAGACTCAGTTGATTATAACGCTATGTCACTTAGAGCAGTGGTTAAAGATAATGCACACATAAGAGTTAGATATCATGAGCTACTTGCAGAAGAGATGCAAGAGAAAGGATTACATATAGCAGAGCGTATCCTAAAGATGGCCGAGCTACAAGAGGCAGCTTTCGGACAAACTATAATAGACAGTGAAGGTGAGAAGCTAGATATACCAGCCGACCCTAAAACAGTTATTGAACTATCAAAAGAAATCTCAAGACTGATAGCAGAAGGCAGAAATCAAAACATGTCTGCTAAGTCAACTATAGTGTTGGCAAGCAAGGAGGATGGCAAAGAACTGCTTGAGTCATTCCTAAACTCTTGAGTAGCATAAGTAAGATGAGTGACCATGAGGTAGAGGTACTTCATGGATACCTTGAAAATGATTTTGAAGCATTCTCTAAATTCTGCTTTAAGATAATGACAGGTCAAAAATTAATACACGTTGATTACTACGTCATACTCTTTCATGCCATACAAAGGCTTATTGATCAAGAGTGCCAACGTATGATAATCAACATTCCACCCAGAGCAGGTAAGACACTTTTAATAAGTATCTTCCTTCCTCTATTCGCATGGGTGAGGAATCCTAGTGGGCAGACTATACTCACAGGATTTAACTCAGATGTACTAGCTGAATGTTCAGGCTACATTAGAACTATCATGTCCGATGATGATTTCCGGCGTGTGTTTCCAGATGTAGTTATAGACAACAACAAGAAGTCTGTTGAACGACTTGGTACTATGAGTGCTGGAGTCCTCCATGCCATACCTACTACTGGTAAGATGACAGGTAAAGGTTGTGGTGCATTGGTGGAGGGCTTCGCTGGCTTAATGGCTATTGATGATGTAATCAAACCAGATGATGCTAACTCTCCAACTGAGAGAGATAAAATCAACAACCGATTTAGTAATACGTTACTATCCCGTTTGGCTACTGAGACTACACCACTTGCTATTATTATGCAGAGGCTACATGCAGATGATCTTTGTGGCTACCTAATGAAAGGTGGTTCACACGATACTTATGAATGGCTAAACATTCCTGGAATTATTACCAAAGAAACTGGTAGTCAAGAATGGTATGATAAGCAAATAGAAGAGTATGGCTACACTCACGTCAAGCCAATACTCTACAACCTACCAGAAAATGAGTTTCGCAAATACGAAGAACATATATTTGAAGATAAGCTACAACCTATCTCAAGCTTCTGGAGTATTCGCAAGACTGTTGATACGTTACTTGGACTATTAAACAAAGATGCGTATACATTCTACTCTCAGTATATGGGTATGCCAGTAGGTAAGGGCAAGGCTGCAATGAAGATGGAGTATATTAGGACTTATGGAAGTTTAGATGAGTTCAAGATACGACATACCTTTATGACTGCCGACACTGCCTCTACCACTAAGACATATTCTGACTGGACTGTAGTTTGCCTATGGGGTGTAACTACTGGCCCTATAAAGGAACAAAAACTTGTTCTGATGGATGCATTGATAGGAAAGTGGGAAATACCAGAACTAATAGTAGCAGTAAGAGACTTCTGGAAAAAGCATAATGTGTTTAATCCAAACAAACCTACTTGGAAACCTCGTGGAATGTATATGGAAGATAAGTCCTCTGGACTACATCTAAACCAACAATTCACTAGAGACAATACCGTAAATGTTAAGCCAGTACCCAGAGATGGAACAGCGGCTAACGATAAGTTCTCTAGGTTTCTGAATACTGTACCCTACTCTAAAGCAGGAAGAATATTGTTGCCTAGAGATCATGAGCACTATCCTTATATACTTAGGGAGTTGCTTGGGCAGTCTGAATTTGGATCAGCCACAGGCCATGATGATATGGCAGATAATTTAAGCGATGCGGTTGCTATCGCATTTGCAGGCCAGCTTATGTCTTACGAAGCTTGGTCATAATGGAGTAAACTAATGAGTTTAAAAACTCGGCTAGATGGTAGAACTGTTGATAACAACTCTATCGAAATTAAAGATAGTCAGGGTGAAGTGTTAGCTGAAATTACGCTGCTCGATTGCTCTGGCTCCACACTAGAGATTTCTACTAAAGAAGGCTTATATATAGAAAAGGCTAACGGGTGGAACTCTAAACCAAAATAGGAAATGTTATGCCATGCTCAGAGTTACCAGAGTACGATATAGAAATACATAGAGGTGATGATAAAGAAGTAAGGTTTAAATATAAAGCAGATGATGTACCAGTAGATATATCTGGCTATACTATAGTATTAGAGTGTACTGATTCAAGTTTAAACAGAACTGCTATTATCGAACCGGATCAAGTGTTGGATGTTGGAGAGTATAAATTTGTGTACGTGCCAGCCGATACTGTATCATCTGAAACTATACGTGCTAATTATGAAGTAGTATTTTACCCAACTGGTTTGGCTGGCGTAAGAAACACTAAGTACAAAGGTAGCATACTAATTTCAGCGGAGATCACCTAATGGCTGTTGAGGTTATAGTAGGTAAAACGGAAGTTGTAGAAGTTATT